GTAACTGATATTAGTAGGGGTTCAGGTGTAAGCGATTCCCAGTAGGTAAATTTGGGCATATAGGTGAAACCTATGTTGATGCCCCACTCTCTCAACTGCTCTAATCTCCTTGTAGTTTCAGGATTAGGGGCGATAGGAAACTACATTGTGGTATGACTTAGTACCTGTCCATTGCAAGGATCTATGGTTGTCTCTGTTCAGCAGGGAAATTACGTCCTGTAAGTCTAATGCAGTCAGGTGAAGCACCTCTTGAGCATACCACACCCTTTGTAAACCCGACACTAATTTAGTCATGTCACCTAATTTCGCAGAATTCCTTTTGGACACTACCAACAATGGGAATGAGATCCTATCGGTTCTTGAGGACATTGTAGAGGTAGTAGAGACAGGAGGAACCGACCTATAGGCCAATTGAATAAGTGTAACAAGGCCCCTTCACAGGGGTCTTTTTTTATACTATAATACTAAAGTAATCAATCAAGGAACAACACCATGACTGCAACACCAGTTCAGACTACACTTGAAGAGAGAGTATTGGAGTGGACAGAGCAACTATGTGAATCACTTGCAGAGAACTACAAGCAGTATCACTGAAGAATGGTTGAGAATAATGCTGCAATTTTTAATAATGATGGTAGCAAAGTAGAACTATCACGCTATGCACAAGAGCAGATAGATGCCTTAAATGATGGTACATTCAAAGGAATGAAGTACACTATCACATCAGGTAAGAAGTATTATAAAATCATCTCTAATGACTGGGATGATCGTAGAGAAGAGTATAGAAGTGGTGGAGTCCATGCCTTTGTGGATAAGAAAACAGGTGAAGTTTACAAACCTGCTTCATGGAAGTCTCCAGCAAAGCATGTACGCTATGATATGAGAATCATCAATCAGCGTCAAATGTTACATGATCCAACTTACACAGGTTGGGCAGGTGGTTATCTTTACATGAGATAATCACCATGAGAACATTACATTTAACCAATGACCAATTCGCTGCTTTATATGATATTTTAGCAGAGACAGTTGAGTACATTGAAGGCGATCTAATTGAATATGAAGATGATAATGGACAATTACAAAGAGAGGACATAACTGACTATGAAGCATATCAAATCTTTCAACAAATCAAAAACATTCAGGGGGAATCCTAATGACCGAATTATTAAACAGTTACACATTTGAAGCAAAGAAAATAGTTTACTATTCAGTAACAGTTGGTGCAAATAATAAAACAGAAGCAAAAAGAATAGCATCTGATTTTGAACATTGCACACATTATGAAGAGGTTGAGTATATTGAAGGATATGAATATAAGGTAGGTAAGTTATTAGAATCAACTGATGATAAGGCAAACAAATCAATTAGATCAACGGAGGATTAACATGTCTAAGTTAAAAGTTGCCAAACAGATTAAGAGACTAATGACATCCAATGGATTCAAAATCATTCGACAAACTAATCATTATGTTTGGCAAAATGCAGAGGGTTTAGTTATCACTACGTGTAAAACTCCAAGTGATAATTATGCTTTTGCACAGAGTAAGCGTCAATTAAGGAGATTATTATCATGCTAATTGACTTAAATAAAGATGAGATTAAGTACATCGTGAATATACTTAGTCTCAATAATGCGGAGTTAATGAATAAAGAGGAGACACAATTCTCCTCTAATCTTTATCTCAAACTACGTAATCTATCCACTGTTTGTACATGTAAGGAGGACAAATTATGAAATGGGATGTCAAATAGTATGTTGCTGGTAGTATGTTTACAGAGCAAGTCCATGCTGCTAATATGCAAGATGCGAGACAAACTGCACTCGCTCGTAATCCATCTGCTCGTGTAATCTCTGTTACTGTTTCATTCTTATGAGACACAATTTAAAGTGTCACTAACCCTATTGACTTAAATGTTGATAGGGTTTATTATATTATTAATCGCAAATTGCCATGACAAAGTTACGTCCACATCAGAAAAGAGTTGTTGATAGTTTACGGAACAATTCCAGAGGGCAAGTTATAGTTCCCACTGGTGGTGGTAAGACTCTATGTATGATCAAGGACGCACAATCGCAGTTCAATAGTTGTGATTGGGATGTAATCCTTAAAGATCCTGATAGAAAGACCATTGTAATTGTTGCACCTCGTATACTATTAGCACAACAACTTTCTGATAATTTTATACATTCTTTAGATGTACATCCCATGCTTCAGTATAAAGTAATGCATGTACATAGTGGTGAAACACATCACTTTTCAAGCACTAATCCTGACACTATATGTGATTGGGCAACCTTTAATTACAGATTCAATAAGTTAATCTTTACTACATATCATTCTCTTCATAAGATAAAGGAGTCAAAGATTGCCATTGATACTTTATACTTTGATGAAGCACATAATAGTGTTCAAAAGAACTTTAATGTTCCTACTAAGTATTACTCAACTCAGACAAATAGTAGGTGCTTCTTTTTTACTGCCACTCCTAAACATTGCCTCTCTGAAGATAGAATAGGCATGGAAACTGAGGAGGTTTATGGTAAAGTATTATGTGATATTCCTGCTCCTGAGTTAGTACAACAGGGACACATATTACCACCTAAAGTTGTTATCAAGAAGATACAAAGAGCAGACGATAGTAGACTCAAATGTGAGCATGATTGCGAGAACTTGTTATCAACAATCGATGAGCAATCTATGGATAAGATATTAATTTGTGCCAGATCTACTGCACAAATAGTATCACTCACATCACAGACTGACTTCTGTTCAGAGTTACATAGCAGAGGATATTCTTGGATGTATATAACATCGAAGACTGGTGCAATCGTTGATGGTAAGAAGATCAACAGGGAAGAATTCTTCACTACATTACATAAATGGGGTAAAGATTCAACCAAGAAGTTTGTAGTTTTGCACCACAGTATTCTCTCTGAAGGTATCAATGTTTCAGGATTAGAAGCAGCATTGTTCTTAAGAAACATGGATTATATCACTATTAGTCAAACAATAGGAAGGGTAATCCGTAAGGGTGATGTAAACAAAAAGTTCGGACTCGTAGTGATACCAGCATGGGATAGGGTAGGTATTAGCACCTCTAAAAAAGTAGAGGCAGTTGTTGATACTATATTCAATAAGGGGCAAGCAGCAGTTTCAGTGGTCAGATCATAAACTGTCCACTATATCCCCCAAACTGCTCAAAATGCCTTATAATAAGAACATGAACAAAACAAACACAAAAACTGAATATCAAGTCATCCGCAATTTCTTCTCCGATGCTCAATGGGATTTGATCGATGCTGCTCTTAATGAGTATCAAGACCATTTCGACACTGACGAGGATTCATCAGTTCTTGATAGTGTGAGTGAGAAATTACAGAATGTATTTGATAACTCAGTTGATCAATCTGACCTTATGAGCGAGGGTGCTTAATCATGTCATGCTTACATAACGAGGCACTACTTGAAACTTTGTTTGAAGAAGTTTGTGCAGAATATCCTCAATTTGATGAGGAACAATGCGAGTCTATTGCTAAAGCAAGGTTTGAAGATTACTCAAACTAATTGATAACAATGTGGAATGACTTTGCCACTAAAAAGACAGTCACTTGTCGTAATTTACTTCTTATTATGTCATTAGACAGCACACAGTTTGTATCATCTAACTTCGCAGAATTTCTGCTTGATAATGCAAACAATGGGAATGAAATCCTTGCTGTATTAGATGATATTGTAGAGGTGCAAACTGCCCTCTAAGTATCACTAACTGTTATGGGCTTAAATGTTAATTAGACTGGTAAACAGTTAGCATACATTTAAGTCCATTTTATTCACTCATTAACTATCATTATGTCAGAAGACATTCTTGAACAACTTAATAAACAAGAGGTACAAATCTTTGATCTTCCAGAGATGCAAGATCAGAAAGATTTCGACCTTAATTCTTACTTAAACTCTGATATTGATTACTAATGAACAAAGAACTTGATGCACTATTTGATAGTTACGAAGGTAATCTTCTTAACTATTTTTCTGATTTAACACCAGAACAATCACGCACATTAAATGAGACAATT